ATCGATCTCATTAGGGATCGCGCTCTTACGAGCGCCATCTTTGTTGAGTCACTACGATACGTTAAATTAGTATCAATAGTGTCACATGTTTGTATTATCGCGCGATTAGTGCGACCCATGTGTTCGTTAGTCTCCAGAAACAAGTTGTATGTTGCGGCCTCGAATGAGGCAGCTTCATACGTTTCCGGGACGTACTTCTTGAGGAATGTGGAGCTTTGCAAAGCAAAGCCCTCACGTGCTGATGGTGTGCCTATATTACTTCTGTGATAGGCGCTTAGGTCTAACTTAAGTGCCCGATTCAGTCGTGTTGTAACTTCATCGGGGCTAAAAGAGCTATTTTCTTTCATGGAAATTCTCCGGTTGAAAGACAGGTTGTGAAATGATCCTACATCAATATCATGATGTAGGATCGTATTCGTCGTCGTCAATGCGAGAGTCCGTCACAGTCATAAAACGGCGCCACATGCTTAAAAGCATGAGCGCTATGATATAGACTATGATCAGGACTCCGGCAAGGCCGAAGGCGAATATGCTAAGGATAAAGAAAAATTCTAAGAATTGTTCCATCCCGACCACCTATGAAGGTGATCCATTCGTCCAGAAATCTGCCGCGTCAGCTGACGTTAGGCACATTTTACCGTATTCAAGAAGTGTTCCCACTTCTGAGTCGGTCATCTGGGGGTCTGTAGCCACAATTATCTCAATTGTGTTCACGGCACCGTTACGGTTCGCGTCTGTATCAAAAGGTACTTTTATTCGTACTTTTCGACGCAGTTGCGTTTGACCGTTTGGACTCGTAGCGTTTGTTTGCGGGCGATTGCGCGTAAACGAAACGTTTGAGTCCGAACCTATTGCTGCACCAGTGTCTAAGACAGAATCATAACGATTCAAGTCTTGGCCATCGGGTGCAGACGCAAGGGCGGTCCCACCTGTTGGAGGATAAGTTCCTCCATCGACAAATGATATGTTAGCTAAGCTAGTCATATCTTTCTCCTATGTTGTGTTACATTCATAAGCGCACCAGAATTAGTGCGATTAGGTCTGCAACTTTACTTGCGTCATCAACGACTTTGCCCGGGTGAAATCCCGGGATTGTGTCGCTAACGACGGGTTTCCAATCGGGGACACGAGTATAAATATCATTAGATATAGCTCGTACCCCGGTGGATCCAACGGAGGAATGCGGATAAGCCGCATAGTTTACGCTAAGGCTTCGGGAATAGTGAGTTTTTCTTTTCACTGAAACCGAAGTTGCCAGAATCGCTAAGGAAGGATCACTGAGATTGGTGAGAGCAGAAATGCTCGTACCAATAGAAGTGAGCCGATCTACCATAAAACTATAGGGAAATAAATCCCATAAGGTTCTAGGTATATCCTTATTGCGGAGACCCAACTGTTGACGAAATCCGACCATAGGGTCGGATGCCGTATACATGATGGATGCTCGCGCTGTGACACTGTCAGAACCGGAAACTGTACGTACTGAGCCTGTTGAGATAGTTGTACTCTCATTCAGGTCAGTCGTTTCAGTTCCTGTACCCCGCGCCGTTAGGCGGGGGGGATACTCGGGCATCTTTGCCCGGTACGCTTCTAACGCATCACTTGCAGATTCTACTAACGGACGAAAGAGGAACCTATACATGAGCCAAGCTTTAGCAAAAGCCTGTCCATATGTAAGTCCCGACCTAGTATACTTGTTGATAAGTTTTTTGAACTTACCAGCAAGAGTCGATGCTGACCCCAGTGGGGCCTTCATCGTACTAAGCATTAGTCCGAGCTCGCCTAGGTCCTCACCGAAAGAAAACGGTGTAGGGTCCATGTTGGCGAGAGCGTTTAACTTTGCAGTTGAAACGCTGGCAGATTCACTCTGGACGGCGGGTATATACCCACCATCGTAAAGTGAAAGGATCTGACCACTATCTATCTGACGGAAATCTACTGAAAGATTTTTGTAAGTAATAGTGCCATTTCCTTCGCTCACAGCAAGAATGCCATAATTCATGGCATTATTGATGATCTCCCCATTAGCTATGCGTTTAGCATAGTTCTTTGACACATGATCCGACATATACGACCCATTGTCACCCAGCAAACCTGCTGGATGATCGAATGGCGTATAGGGTGGATCAACTGCGTCAACACCTT